TGGAGGAATAGAAGTCATCGAGCCATTCTGTGCAGGTCTCATCTTCTGTTGAGATGGTGGTGTCGTCGTTGAGGATGAGGCTTGACCACTCCTCGGAGACGCGCCTTGCCGGATGGATAGAGCGCCTGTGTACCTTGAACAGGCGGTTGTTTGCATCTGTCACGCTGTAATCCCAGAAATCACCCTGAGCCTTGAGTAGGAAGTTCCATTCGTTGATATAGCCTTCCATGGCAGACCAGGGGAACGAGTATCCGAGCTCCTTGATCTTGTTCTTGATGTGTGCTGGGATGGTGTACTGGTTGGTGTTGCTCATCTTCCCTTTATCACTTCCTCCATCATCGAGTACCTGATAGCGTCGATGGAATGGTCGTTACCGTCTGGTATCACATCTATCCAGTTGCCGTCTTTGTCCTTGGCATACTCTTTCAGCATGAACTCCTCGTATGTGAGAGGACAGCGCTGTGGGTCGATGACTATCTCCCTCAAGCCTGCCAGCCATTCATACGAGAGCCGACGCATGTTGCCCTTCTTGGCTGGATGCGCTTTGATGCCGAAGTCCCGCCTGTATTGGGACATCTGCACCTTGCCGTCTGGCGTGTCATCGCACCACACGATCTCATCGTGATAGCGCGGCTTCTCTCCATCGCGGTCTGGATAGGTGAGTGCTGTGGTGATGATAGGAGCGGTGTCACTCGGACCCTGCCGATTGCGCGAGTGTTCCTCGAACACAATCAGTCGCCGCTCCGATGCCTGCCATTCGCAGCGGACGAACCTCCAAGGGTCAGGGAACCATCCCCAGTCAAGACCATTACGGTGGTTGTCGAATGTCGCTATCTCTTCGTCGGTGACACGCCTTGAAACGATGTTGTCGAAAACGCTGCCGCCCGTACCGATGATCTCCCCGAGGTATTCCCAGGCGTAGGCGGATGGGTGGGTGGATTTGATGTATTCCGCTTCTTCTATGAATGGAGTCCCCAGCCACTCGGGATGCTCACCTACCACATCGAGGTATGAGGATTGCGAGACCAGGGTATCCGCTCTGGCTTCACGTTCTATCTTCTCCCGGTTCACCCATGACCACAGCGTTTTGGGAGGGTTGTAGGAGTAGAAGCACCAGAACATCTCACCACCACGTCTAAGGCTGTTGAGAGCGCTTCTAACGGCTTCTATACCGCTGAACTGGTCTAACTCCTCGAACCATACAACAGCGCAGTATCCGCGCCGGAATTTGATACCCTTGAGTTTCAGCGGGTCATCCATGCCACGGAATACGATCTGCTGGCCTGTGGGTTTGTAGGTTATCTCCATGGGGCTCGTCTTGGCTGTGAACCATTCGGTCAGCCCAAGCGCATCGATAGCCCAAAGCATCTGCGTATAGACGCTGTCTCTTAACGTGTTCGAGAACCTGCGAACGATGACCGCATTCGCCCACGGGAACGCCATGATTATGAGCACGATGCAGATTGAGATGAACGAGCTCTTGGTGGAGCCTCTGCCTCCGCACATCCAGTAGTGGGTATGCCCATGCGCGAATACGTCTCCCAGGATGGCATGGAACGCCTTGATGATGAGGCTCGCTGCTGTCATTCCATCGCCTTCACATCAACGCCCAGGACGATCGTGGGGGCTTCCTTGGTATTCGCTCCCTCGTAGACACGCTTCTCCTGGCGTGCATAGGTTTCCGGGTACTTGCGTTCAAGCAGCCATGCTGCTGCCTTCCAATCCCTCTCCTGTCCAGCCTTGGCTATGATGGAGAGCAGAGCAGCCTCGTAATCAGCCTCAGCCTTTTTTAGGGCTTGACCTAATTGAGTCTGCTTTTCGCTTTTCGGCTGGTGGATCCAGCGAGAGAATGTTTCCTCGCGTATAGACAAAGCAGCAGCGATGTTCTTGTTGGTCGCTCCTGCTTTCTTCAATTGAACCGCTTTCGCTATCGCGGCATCTGTGCATTTTGGCATTCCCATGAACCTAGTATGTCCTAGGTGTCACGAGGTGATATAGTGCGTATGTCTATGGGGCTTTCTTTTTCCTCCATAGAATGCGAGAGGGGCTGTTGCGGCAGCCCCTCTCCTTCTTTGTTCATTTCGGACTATTTATTTTCGTCCTCCTTGAACTTCGGCATCTCAGCCCCTATCACTTTCATCAAGGCTTCGATTGCCTCCTTTGCGCTTTTTCCTTCGTCAGCTTGGAGCTTGATGAAGTTCGCAATCTCTTTTCCGGTCAATTCTTTTTCCTCCATCTTTTTCCTTTCGGTAAGTACTTCCATTTCCTTACCTCTTGCATATATAGTATGACTACTATATATGCAAGAGGATTTCTGCTATTTTTCCATTTCTTTTCGTAGCAATTCTTTGATGAACCAGCTCTTGTTTCCCTGCTGTTGCAGGAACTCATACAGATCCATATCGGCTGGACCGAATTGGAGGTTAAAGGACTTGATGTTGTCCTTGCGCCATTTTGTAGTGGCTCGTTTCTGGGCTTCTGAAACCATACTGCCTACCTTTGACATATAGTAAACATATAGTAGCAGTATTATAAGCGGATTTTATCCTTCTGGCAATTCCCTTGCCCACTTTATAACGGTTCTTGTAATCGGGTACACAACCAGTTCATACAAAGTCTTGAACGCCGCTTGTGACGCAATCATGCCAAGCAGGGCAGGTACGGGCATCGTGCAGGCAAAGGCAATCGTGATGAACAAGAGTGCATCGACAGATTCTCCGAGAAGTGTCGATCCTATGCATCTAGCCATCAAGGCGGTTTCCCATCTTTCTTTCATCTTTTCCATAACCTTCGCGTTCAGAAGACTCCCGAATACGTATGCTGACAGTGACGCGAGAAGCACCCTTGGAGTGGACCCGAGAACAGTTGCGTATGCATCTTGCGAACTGAAGAATGCAGAACAAGGAAGAATGATGGTCAATTCATACGCTGCGACAGCCACAAGATTGACAGCAAATCCTGTAAACACAATCATCCTTGCTTTTCTGAAACCGTATATCTCGGTTAGCAGGTCATTGAGGATATACACCATCGGGAAAATGATTACTGCGCATGGTAAAGAGGTTACCCCTGCATCGAAGGTCTTTCCTGCGATGATGTTGGATACCAGAAGACATCCGCAGTACAGAGATGAGGCGATTACCAATAGTTTTCTTTTGTTCATGTTTTTCCTTTCGATAGTTTTTTAGGGTTGGTTATCCCGTACAACCGAAAGGAAGTTTGAATCCTGTGTCACAACCTGCTTTTGGCATACTTCTGGAACTTGATCCATTCGTTGAAGTTGTTTACTGCCAAGGCTTGAACGTTCTTCATACGTCCACCTTTTGTGTTGCTGAACTTCTCCAAGGTCTCACCATTGAATTGATATACATGCCCAAAGCGGTTCCCGCTTGTCCAGGCTGACGAATCTACAGAGTCGAAGTGATATTTCTTCATGCCGTCTAGGTTTGTAAAGCCTAGGGCGTGTATTTTGGCGCTATTTTGGTGGGCTGTTTTGATGAACCATGGGAAGACGATGTATTCGCTTCTCTTTATTTCGCCGCTAACAATACCTCCGATTGCCACGTAGCTGTAATCTTGGCACATCTTGATGAACTCGTCCTTGCCTCTTGATGGGTGCCACACCGGGATACATTGCTTGCCCGTTTCCTTTTCAAGCCTTTCCCTGAGATCCAGTACACGGTTATATCCAACAATGGAATCTATGTCGAGCTCGAAGAATAATTCAACATCGTTACGGTTGATGAAGTCGATGTACTTTGTGAGATATTCATCCCAATCTACGGCCTTCTTCGAGTTCTGCATGAATGTGAATGCCCCGCTATCTAGCATGAAATGTGATATTCGCGGGATAACCCACTCAGTCCATTCATCTGCATAGTAGAAAGATTCAAGTATCGCTATATCTATCTTGCGGTCCAAACTCTCTCTCTCTCTCTCTATGACCGTGTTGTATATCCCGGCTTCTCTCCAAGGCCATACTCCAGCAAGACAAACAATCATTGTTGATCCTTATGAAATTCCCCATATTCCCGTTCATTGTCCCAGCTAGAAAGACATTCATCATCTATCGTCGTTTCCTTGATACCCCCCCCGCGGGATATATAATCATTGCTCTTCAAATTCGTACCCGCATTCGGGGCAGGTGAGTTTTTTCGGATCTTTATCCTTTTGCTCTTTTTGGTCACCGAAGAAGCCGTCTATATCGACATCATCTGTGGTGAAGAATCCGAAATCCTGGAAATCGAATGGCAATTCTTCGATATCTGCATCAAGTGTCTCGAAGTCCCATCCGGTATTCATTGTCGTCTGGTTATGGATGTGTGTATAAGCCCTTCTCTGGGCATCTGAGAGGTGGTCTAGGTAGATTACAGGAGCCATATCGATGCCAAGTTGCTTTAGTGCCATAAGGCGCCCATGTCCCTCTACGATTTCTGGTTCTCCGGCATCGTTATGCCAGACTGCGATGGGGTCGCAATTACCGAACTCCTTGACGCTCTCCGCAATCTGTTCGACTTGCTGGATCGGATGCTTTTTCGCGTTGTTCGCATAGGGGACAAGGCTATCCACCGGCAGTTCGACAATGGTCAATTCAGGTTGTTCTTTCATGGGTCTCCTTTCTCTACTTTCCGAAATATAGAACCTGTGTCACAAACAGCTCGAATGGCAATCGCTTCCACCCATCCATCTCCAGGGCTTCGAGGTCTTTGGTGGGTGTGGTGGTGTGGAGGTATTCGTAATGATCTTCAACCCAGCGGATATGCAGTCTCTTCGCGTGAAACTCTCCGTGGCATCCAGATGTATTCCCCATGCCGCAAACGCTTACTGTTGGTATCAACTTCTCATGCTTACTGCCGCCCATTCCCTTTTGGATGATGTGGTGCTGGTTGGTTGCTGGTCTCCCACAGAACAGGCAATATTCGGAAACGATGGATGGCTTGCCCAACAACTCAAGTTCGTATATCTGCCATCCCGCTAATTTCGTGTCTAAGCCGTCTATAACGGCTTCTGAGCCCTGTTTACTTCCATTCATTGGAAATCCTATAAGGAGCGGCATTGCTCGGGCTCAGCGCACCTACGCCAAGCCCGAGCCAATCTAAACAGGAGCGAGAAAGGAAGAGACTCCTGCCATACAGAAGGTATTACTCGTGTCACGAGTACAACAAAGCCCAGGCTTCATATCATTACCTGGGCTTTGCTGCGCACGATTCGGAAAGGAGGAATCACAATGCGTTTGAACGATAACGCTGATGTCACTCGGTATATTCTTACCCAGTCATTTCATCCTCTCCAGTGTCCTCGCCACTTTCTCACCAATGACGCGCAATACTTCCACCTGGTCAAGATCGTAATACTCGGTGACCTCCTGCAACAACACGCTCACGTCAGCGACTTCTTCCAAGATATGCGCTTTTGTTGATTCTTCATTCCGAAGACCAGCAGGAAGGTACAGAGCTGCCAACTCGAAGTCTTGTATGGTTTCCGCCAACTCGTATGCTTCCTCCATCAACTTCTTCCGCTGGATCTCGGTGCCGTAGTGTTCGATGATGCGAAGGTATTCGCTCTTCTCTTGCCATGTCATGCGCGATCACCCCATGCATAGAAACCGTCTGGTTCGATACCAAAGCGCATGAAGTCACCATCTCCATCTGGCCTGAAACACCAACCATCAAGTTCATGTTTGCAGTCACGGCAGCGGACGATAGGCTTGCTGTAATCCACCTTCGTATAGTGTTCGTAGCCGTCATAGGCTAGGTTGTATTCGCCTTGGATTACCTCTGCAATATACTCACTCATGTTTACCCGCCTTGTTCCACTTCTTAACGACTGCTTCCTCTGTGCCTTGTAACATGACACCGAATACAGGATTGCAACGCGCACAGCCAATCGACATGAATCCATCGCCACTAATCATGGCCATTGGTTTCCCTCCGCAGAACGGGCATCGTGCTAACTTGCCCTTGTATTCTGTAGTTCCAATCGCTTTACTCATTCTTCCACCCTTCCGTATATCAGTCTCAAACATAGAACCGCTTTTCCGCTGCGCCGGAGTTCACCGACCAGGCTGAAACACTCTCGGCACTTGTTCACGCCAGGAAACCATTCATGGTCGGTGACTTCCTTCTTGCACAGTGGGCATATCATTCGACTACCCTTGCGCCACAGTTAGGACAATAGTTCGCCGTGCTGTATCCTTCGTCATCATCACCGAACCAGAGACAGCCGCAGCTTAGACACTCGTACTCCTGAATCATTACAAACGTCTTTAAGCCGAACACTTCCCACGCTCTTTGTGGCATTTCGTAGGTTCTCTCAATCTTGCAGATTACATCCTCGAAGCTGTGGGGCATATCACAACCAGCATCACAGTATCCACGATCATCTACGTTCTTTCAGTGTTCACATACGCTCATTCCCCCATCACCTTTGCTCCACAATACGCGCAGAATAGAGCGTCACCACTTGATGGGTCTGGTTTTCCGCAGCTTGAACAGTAAGCATCTTCCATCGTACATGTGCGCTCTTTCTGTGCTTCTTCGAGTTCTCGCTCTTGTTGAGCTTCACATTCCGCGCAAGCTGCATCAATCTCGGATTGTGCATCACGCTTTCCTGCTTCGTAGGATTCTTTATCGTTGGCGCGGGTGTTCCACATCATAAGAGCTGCTGAATCATCACCGTTTATAGCCTTTCCGTAGTTCGCCATTGGATCATTGAATGAGACAACGGCGCTGCATTTCTTACACTTTATCAGCGTTACTGGAAGCCCCTTGATGTAGCTTCCTACTTTTGCTTTTCCGCCGCAGAATGGGCAGGGAAGTATTTCCTTTTCGGAAACAGTTGGCTTCATTTTTCCTCCAATCTCGCTCCGCAGATATAGCATCTCATGAATACGTTCGGTACTGTCTTGCTGCACTCTTGGCAGGTTATGTATTCCTGAATATTTCATCATCGGGTGATACTCGTGCTTTGCACATATCGCATTTGGTGTATTCAACGATCATTGCAAGCGCCCCCATTTATATTCTGAAAAGTCTGAATCAAGGAATCTAAGTGCATAGTCGTTGTAGCCAACTGGTTCTTCGTGAACTTCTCCGTTCTCAAACTCCAATAGAAAACCTCCATGCTGACCAGAAATCGGTAGTACGAAGCACTTTCTACCCATATAGATTGCTGGTCTACGCTCCATTTTGATAAGCATTTCTGCGATCATTCCATCCCCCTGAACAGGCTCGTCTCTCCCTCTTCCTCTCGGTACATACAGAACTCCTCCCGGCATACTTGCAGCGGGACGGGAGACCAGTCGCGCCGCCGCTTGGCTTCCAGGTTGTGGTATTTGCAACGGTGCAGGCCGCCATAAAGACACACCTTGACGTAGTAGCGGCACTTGACGCACTGGGCAGGTGGTTTGCTCATGACCGCTCCTTCCCACACACATAGCACTCACACGGGAATTCCTCGGTGTTCACCTTGCCGCACCGAGAGCACACCCACTCCGCCATGCCGATCTCCATGCCGCACCGGGAGCAGGTGGCATAACGCTTCGGCGTTTGCTCTCCACATTCGGGGCATTCGCGGTATTCGTCCTTCTCTCGGAAGTGGTCGCAAATCTGCCCGCCTGAATCTGGGCATTCCGTATGGACGCACCGGGAGCAAGACGGATGCTTGGGCTTAGCATCCAGCACGGGCATTTCGCGGATGGTGAAGAAGTCGCGGCAATCATCCTCCAAGGGACACAGGACGTTACAGGTTTCGCATCTTGCGCTGATGTGACCCTTGCCAAACGGACACGGCTTCTTCTCTCGCGCCCATATCGTCCCCATGTATGCCTTTGCTGGTACTGTGTAACCTTTTGCCTTTATCGCCGCTTCTGCGGCTTCGTAGGTGGCATAGACGGCAACTGTGTAATGGTAGGCATCCCCCCATTCCGCTCCATTGTCGTATTCGATCAAGTAGACGGTATTCATTTCTTCGACTCCTTCCACCCTTCGTAGGTGCAATGACCAACCTTGTTGCAGTTCGTTGCGGCGTTGAACCTAGAGCAGAACACGTACTCCCAAAGAGGCCGACCGAATTGGCATCCTTCGGGCTGCTGGTGCTCCTCCTCGAAGATTGAAAGCTGCTCAAATTCCATGATTGGATCTCGTATTCCAGCATTCGATTGCCTTTTGCTTGCTACGGTCAGCGAATCGGACGATACAGTTAGGACATCTTACGAGCCAATACCTCGTCTTATCTGAGTGTTTTCCGACTTCTCTCACCCTTGGCTTGCTCCCGCAGAATGGGCATGGAAGCATGTAATCACTGCTCTTACTCATAATTGACCTCGCATGACTTACAGACGGAGCAAGAGAAGTCCCTTGCACACCTGATTTCCTCGCACTCAGGACAAACCATGAAATGCTCGGTATCGAGTTTCCATTCACCGCACCATTCACTATCGAAGGTGTGAGGGAAGAAGCATTTTTCTCCTGACACCTGCTTGGGCGATCTACGGCAATTTCCGCAGGTGTTCCTTTCGTCTTTTGGCTCTAGCCAGTAAAAGCAGTTGAAGCAAATCTCTTTCATCTGACACCTCTCATGTCTTGGAAGTTTCGTCGGTTCATCTCTTGCGTCCTGAGTTGCCGGTATGGGCACTTGCGGCTCAGGTACTTGCGTGCATTCAGCGCGACCCCGAGTTCCCCACAGCGGACGCCTTGGATGTTCTTCGGGCAACCAGCGCAGGCTTTCAGCATCCTCATTGCCGACCCCATTCGAGAGTTAGTTGCTGTTGACAGATATCGACCCGTTTCTTGTAGAGGTAGATTGCTTGGAGATTCGCGTCGTACATGCTATCCGCGCAGTCACGTTTCACCTTCAAAAGCGCGATCTCCCTATCTCCACGACAGATATCCGAAAGCATCCCGACCGGAGTGTTATTCTCGTTGCGTTCCTTGAGCATCTTCTCTGCAAGCGCGATGCGATATGCAGCCTCGGTTTCGGCTTTCTCTTTGCCCAGTTTTGACATCTGATTGATTGCCTGGTTTGCCAGCATCAAGTTGTTGTTCATGTCCTGGATGAGGTCGTATTCGCTTATCATCTCGAACCCCTGACGCACGCAACCTGCAAGGTCGTATCCCTGCATTGATAATCGGTTGAAGCGACCTGTTCGGCTTTGATGATTCCTGCCTCAACGTAGCGTCTGATTGTCTGGATCGGGATGACTGTCCAGGATGGATTCGCATGCCCTGTCATGGTGAGAGAC